TGACTTTTCATTTCTTCTTTCATGAAAAGACATTCTGTTTGTCCGTCATTCGGTAAACAAAGATGTAATAAAAGAATGATTGTTTCCATTATCGTTTCATCTTTCTTCGCAATCAGATAAAATATTATCTAATTCTTCTTGTGTTTCTTTAGGAAAAATATCCCATAAGCTAGTTATAATTGAACTTAATTTTTGTAGTTTTTCTTTGTCCGTCATTTACTCCTCCATTTCTTTCTTCACGACTTCTCGTGATATGTACTTTAGCCCAGGTAGGACTGTTCCTTCATGCTCGATTCCCATTCTTTCCACGATATCCACTAAGACATGAATTGTTAAAGGATACGGTAATCTTGCCACGAACGACTTATCTTTAATAGTTTTTCGTTCTTTCGGTTTTTTAAATTCTAGAACTTTCTCCGTCATGATGTTCCTTTCTATTTGGGATTAAACAACTCGTCATAGGTGAACGCTTTTGATTCTTCCTCTGTTGAGAAGAAGATATCGATGTAATGGTGTTTGTTGTCTTCGATATACTCTTGCATTTGAGGGAGTATTTGTTCTTTGTCCCCGACAAACGTTTTGGAATACATCTTGCTATTACGTTCTTTGACCTTAATTGTTATATCCATTTCTATATAGGATAATATAGATATTAATTGCCCGTGGTCAAGGGCTAATTAACAAATAAAGGAGGGATCGGTGTGAGTGGGAAAGGATAAACACTCACGGCCCAAGGACCACGGAAGAATAGAATACCTCTATAAAGAGGAATTTCTACAAAAATAAAAAAAATATTTTCAAATTCTACGAATCTCACTCTTTCATTCTTCGACAAGCTATTATCATTGATATACTTCAATAGTAGCCAAATATTTCATTCTTCTAGTCATTCTTCTGAAGAATAACATATTCTTCTGAGGGGGCTCGCAAATCTGAATTGGATTTATATTTTTGTTGATTTTGTTAGATTTCTTCTTATAAGGGAATTATGAAGTTTAGAAAACCAGGGGATGATATCGTGTTGACTAAAGAGTTGACCGAGATGAGAGATGAACTGACACCAAAGCAAATAGCTTTTGCTGAAAACTTAGTTGCTCAAGAGAATCGAAAGACTGCAACTGAATGTGCTGTTATGGCAGGATATAATCCTAACTCTGCTAGAATTACAGCATCTAAATTACAGAGTGCCAAAGAGTTCCCCAAAGTTCATGCTTACATTCGAGCCTTACAGGAAGATCTTTGGAATAAATATAAAATTTCACCGGCTACACATATGAGAAGATTACACGAACTTGGTCTTCGTGCTGAGAATCCTACCTCAAAAGATATCAATGAATTTGATATGAAACCAGATCTCAAAACAGCTTTAGCTGCTGAGATTAGTAGAGGTAAAGCAGCTGGATATTATGAGAAAAAAGAAAAACAAACAGGGAAAGGAATTGATAACTTGACTCTCGAAGAAGTTGATCAAATGTTGCAAGACTTAAGAAAACATTCTATCATTGATCAGACCCCTACGGATTTGGAGGATAATGAATCCGAGACAATACAAGGCAACGATCAGCGAGAACAAAGCGATCAACAAATTTCTTGAAGAAGGTTATTACGTCTTTAAAAACTGTTGCGAACAAGGTCCAATTGATATCATTGTTGTTAATCCAAAGAACGGTAGAGCACACTTCTTTGATATTAAGACATCTCAAGGAAGTAGAGTTGTAAATGGCAAGTCGGTTGGTGGGTCGGGAAACAAACTCAAACCTACTCAAAAAGAACTTGGAGTCCGACTTTGTCTTGTCGAAGGAGAAGAGATTCGCATTGTTGAAAAAAGAGAAACAATCACCAAAAGACAGAAAAAAGAAAACGGCAACCCCTTCCGTAAAGCGAGGAAGGGAATCAACTTTTTGGAAGAATGTTAGGTCGATAACTCCGAACATTTATTGGACAAGAATTGAAACTTACGGAACCCCAGGAATACCCGATTTACTGGGAGTTTATGTAGATAAATCTTTAAAGAAGAATATTTCTTTTTGGTGTGAATTGAAGCTAACAAAAGGAAACAAACTAGATCTCTCACCTTTCCAAATTTCATGGAATTTAAAGCGTTATTCTCTATGCCAAGATAATTTTATTATGGCCAAGGGGGTGGAAGAGAGAAAGATTTTCTTTTGGCCAGGGGCCGTGGTGCGTGAGCTTGTGACCAACTACAAAGATGTGGAACCCTTGTTCACGGTCGACCAACCATGGACGCATGTGCTTGAGCCTGCTATCGGGCGTGTGCTTGTGCATGTCCCTTAGAATTTTGGGAGAAAAAATTTGCCCTGGGACTCCAGCTCCAGGTAATATTTTATTACTTTCCAGATGGCAGCTTGCTCCGCAGCTGAATCACTACGGAGCATTTTTTTTCTGAGTCGGGCAATCTCTTGACCCGTGGTCGTGAGCCTTGAGTCAGTCATAAATTATTACTTTATTTCTGATTCTGCCCAGGTGTTGCCCCGGGCTATGCTAGATTCTCCAGACTTCCCGACCAGTCTATACTGCTTATTAGGTTCGGGTCTGTCCTCTGCCTTCTTCAGCTTGTGCATGTATTCGTTCCATTTAATGTGATCGAAGTTGGGTGCGTGTCGCTTGGCAAACATTTGTATTTTTAAATCCACAAAGTGAGCCAAAGCGTCGTTGTTCCCGTCGCATAATTTTCTAGCTTCATAAACTATGTCAGCTAGTTCGTTTAAGTGTTTCTTTGTTATAGTCATAACAAATCCTTTCTATATATTCTCCCATAATCTATCAAAAAAGACCTGGAGCTACAAATAAAAAATGGTCATAAATTATTACCCCAACCACAGCAGCTGGATGGGCCGCTTGTGCTTGTCAGTAATATTTTATTACTTTTTACCCAGGATCTGGGCTGCCGGTGTGAGCCGTGATTCGTCATAAATTATTACTTTTTGAACTACCATCCCAGGCTCCAGCAGCTTCTGCTGTGGAGTAATATTTTATTACTTTTGAGCTGACCTGGTGCCAGGTGTGCTTGTGCGTGCGCCTGCGTCCTGTGCCTGTGCTTGAGCCTGTGCTTGTGAATTTTTCTCGGCCCACGGAGAGCTGCTCCCGCTGCGTGAGCTTGTGCGTGTGATTTGTAATATTTTATTACTTTTAAAATCTGAACACCTGGGGGCGCATGAGCATTTTAGTAATATTTTATTACTTTGCCCTGACGCCCCGAAATTTTTTTGAGTCATAAATTATTACGGATATAATTTTTCCCGAATTTTTAAAGTTCCTTTTAAACAATTAAACTGATTTTCATTTAGTTCAGTTAATTCATGTTTATTATAATGATTACTATAATCATCATCATCAAAATCAAAATATTGAATTTCATTTTCTACTTTTAATAAAAAATGTTCAGTATGATTATGTAAAGTATATAAATCTTGTCTTTCGACATTTGTTTCACTAACTAAGTAATATTTCATAATAAATACCTCACGAATATTTAATTAATTATTGTCTATATTTATATATATTTTTATATATAATTCAATACAGAATATTCAGAAAGGAAAAAACAATTATGAATATTAGAAATGTAATAGAAAGACTCACAAAAGTTTATTTAGATGAACATACTGAGGATTTCACAAAATGCGAACTAATGGAAAATATCCTTAGGGGCTATCAAAGAAAAATTGAGGATCGATTAAACATTAAATTTCAAAATGGTTTTTTTGATTACTCAATCCATAATACAAGAACTATTATTAAAAAAAGAATAAACGCAATTGCTGATATTCTTAATAATAGAATTGAGGGATTATTAGATAATTCTAATATTAATCTCTTTGTATGTTATGAAGAAAATCAGTTTTATGTTGCTGATTATTTTTTAACTACCAATGATAATAAAACAATTTCACAAGAAGCTTATGAAAATGATTATTTCACTTGTGAAGATTGTGAAAACGTTTTTCATACTGATGAAAGACGCACTTATTATGAAAGTGATAATGATTATCTTTGCCATGATTGTTTAAGTAGTACAGGTTGGTATTGTGATTACCATGATGACACGCACCATGATGATTATCACTGTGAAGCGAATGAAGAAGATAATTCAAGTTATTTAGACGCATACAACGCAAAAATTATTCTTGAATTTTTAGGCAAGGCAGTCGCTGAAGTGGGAATACAAAATGCAATTGTATTAATCGATAGTGTTTTATTTTATGGCATTGAGGTTGAACTTCATACAAGACATGAAGTTATTTCAAGATATGACATTGTTGAAAAATTCCGTGATACTATGAACTCAATTCTTTGTAAACATGACGGTAGTTTACATCAAGATCATGGATTTGAATTAGTATCAACAAATGCAACGTTTCATTATCACAAGAAAACATTTTGGAATAAGTTTTTTAATCTTAATCCTAATCAATATGTTAAAGCTTATCATGGTTATAATTGTGGTATTCATATTCACTTTTCAAGAAAAGCTTTTACAGATAATCAAATGAAACGTTTAAATTGTTTTTATAACAATCCACAAAACAGAGATTTGATTACTGAAATTTCTGGTCGTGATGAAAATCAATATTGTAGATTTAAACCAATGGTTGATTTTCATTCACCAATTAGAACTCATGGTGAAAAATATTCTGTTATTAACTTTGATAATAAAGATACAATCGAAGTGAGAATATTTAGATCGAACATAAAACAAATTTCTTTTTTTAGATATTTAGAATTTGTTCACACTGTGAATTTATGGATTAGATCAAATCATAAAAATAATGCTGATGATTTACATCACCATAATTATTTTGATTGGTTGTTAAAAAATGTTCACAAGGATTATGCTAATCTTTTAATATTTTTAGATGATAAACAACACTTCGAACATTTAAAATATATTGAAGAATGGAAATTTATTTACAATGATTTCAAGAACATAGTTCACGATTTCAGAATAAATAATTCAGAATTAATTAATCAAGAATTAGAAAGTGAGAATTAAAAATGTGTTTAATTATTTTAGCGAACGATATTAAATCATTATCCATTGATGACATGGAAACTGCATACAACAGAAATTCTGATGGCTTTGGGGTAATGTATTTAAACAAAAAAAATAACTTTGTTTCAGATAAGTTTTTACCAAATGATTTTAATGAAGTGAAAACTTTCTTCAATGATCATAAAAAAAATACTGATACAATAGCTATGCACTTTAGATATAAAACTGAGGGAAAGATCAATAAAAAGAATTGCCACCCTTTTATATCTTACAATCAAGATAATAGAACTATTGGTATGATGCACAATGGCGCAAGATTGCCAATTCCATTAGTTCATAAAAATTGTTCGGATACATGGCATTTCAATGAACATAATTTAAAACCATTGTTTAAGAACAATCCAAATGTAATTCTAAATAATAATTATCAAATAGAATTAGCTGAACATATTGGATCAGATAAAATGATTTTCTTAGATAACAAATCAAGAAAATTTATTATCATCAATGAGAAAAGAGGAAACTATAAAGGCGCTAATTGGTTTTCAAATGATTATTGGGATACAAGAAAAACTGCTTTTAGTTATTTATATCCTAATAAAAGTTTATCGCTCTATGATAGTAATAGCTTTGATTATGATTTCATTGAAACCCCTACTGATATAGAACTCAAAAAAATGTCAGATAGTGAAATTGAAATGTTTATAGATCACTGCGTCTATAATGAGGATACTTATCCATTAATAGAAACAATTAAAAACTATCGTAAAAAATTAGTAGGATAATTAATTCGGTGTTCCTGTTCCTGTGCATTTGGTGCAGGAACACCCACCCCCCAAAAATTACCACAAATCGCAGCTCCGTAATAAATTATTACTTTTTGCTCCTGTGCATGAAAATTTTTTTTTGCGTGCCTAACCAAAAAAAATTGAAGAATGAAATTTTTTTTGGTTAAGAGATACTAAGGAATTACGAAGTAATACATTACTATTGAAAAAAGAGGGGTACCCCCTAAAATTAGAAGTAGTATATAGTTAGTGCTAGTATATAAATATACACAGAAAACATGAGCGATTTACTACCAGATTTGTCTTCTATGTCTCAAGAAGAGAGACTTTTGTTTCTCAAGAAGCTTGAGCTAAAGAAAGTACAACTTGAATCTGCAAGGAACTCTAGGGACTCCTTTGGAAATTTTGTAAAAAACATTTGGCCCGACTTCATAGAGGGGAGGCACCATAAAATCATTTCTAAAAAATTAGAAGCCATCAGGGATGGAAAAATTTCTAGATTGATTGTGAATATGCCACCCCGACATACTAAGTCAGAATTTGCCAGTTATCTCTTTCCCGCCTGGATGATGGGCAATAACCCTAAATTAAAGATTATCCAAACCACCCATACAGCCGAGCTAGCCTATCGTTTTGGTCGTAAGGTCAGAAATTTGATGAACGAGAACGAATT